CCTGGTTCTTGGTAAGCTGTACGTGACAGAACTTGGTGACAACGACAGCCCAATGTTGAGTGGTGTTGACAACACGCTTGTAGCATTTGTGGAAGCTGATGCGTTGGAATATTTACAGCAGTACGCGAAAGCCCAAGCGAAGCTGCAAGAAGCAGCGGCACATTTGCAACTGATGCGCGACATGGAGAAACACCAGAGTGCGCGGGTGCAGCAGTTGGTTCCGGATGTGGAATCGGCTTGGGGTTACAATGATTTTAACTGACGATGCCACGCTACGCGTCCAACTTGCTTGATGAGCCGCTGATATTCGATAACTCGATTTCGTTTATTGGCGGTCAGGTGAGTGGTGTCCGTCCGAATCTTCTCAACCCCAGCCAGTTCAGCGACGGCAAAAACGTGGACGTTGACACGTTCGGAACAGTTGCCACCCGCAAGGGAACGCTGAAATTCCCGTCTACAGCACACTCAACGAACATACAGGGTCTGGCGTACTACGATAACCCGACGCAGACGGTGGAGCGTTTAATCAGCGCGACTGGTGGGAACTTGTACCGCTGCGACGCGGCTGGCAGTAGCTGGACGCAGTTGACGGGCGCAAAGAACACCGTACACGCGACCAACCAAGTCGATTTCGCGCAACTGGTGGACAAGATGTTTGTGGCTGACGGGAGCAGCGTGATGCGAATGATCACGAACGACGCTGACAGCACGGTTCCCAGCGAACACGGCTTGGCGTTCTCCAGCATCACGTCGCACACTAACCGGCTGTTCGGTTTCGGTGTAAGCGGCCAACCCGACGACGCGTTGTGGGCATCTGACGTGCTGGACGGCACGACGTGGAACACTACGGCGAACCAGATTCGTATTGGTGGACACAGCGGCGACCCAATCGTGGCGCTGCATAGCTGGCATGATTTCAATCTGATCGTGTTCAAGCAACGCAGCATATACATAGTCAATACGAACCCGACCCAGACGGCTGCGAACTGGACGATCAAGAAGATTAGTGATCGGTTCGGCTGCGCGTCACGTCGCACGGTAGCCCAAGTCGGCGGCGATTGTTTCTTCTTATCGCGCTTTGGCGTGATGAGCATGGGGCAGATAATGAACGGGGCGCAGACCATCGTTGAGCCGGAACCCGTCAGCACGCCGATACGAGATTGGATCGAGAAGATCAACTGGTCTAACTCAAACACGGCATGTGGCACGTTCTGGGGTAATCGTTATCTGTTGTCGGTTGGAATATCCAGCGACACGCCCAACTACACATTCGTTTTCAATACCGTAACCCGATCCTGGTCTGGCTACTGGACGAACTGGACGCCCACGGTGTTCGCCGAGTCCGCGTTTGCCGGTGACTTGCGGATACACTTTGGGCAGACGGACGGCAAGGTGTTGAAGTGGCTGGAGTATGTGTCGCTAGACGACGAGACAGACAGCACGTACAAAGATGATGGGTCGTTTTATCCGTCACACGTCACGACTCGCGCATTTGTGTTTCGCGACCAGATGAACGACAAGATCGGGCGTAACGCCGAGTTTGAATTTCACAAGAGCCGCGCAAACGTGGACGTATTCCAGACGCGTGACGACACCAGCAGCGAGCAGCGACTGAACCCGTCCAGCATCGACACGTCGGAAGGTGTTGGCATCACATTACCAGACCCATTACCATTTGTGTTCGGTGATGACGCGGTGATTCGCAGAGCGTTCAGCACGGTGTCGAAGGGGACGTTCAACGAGGTGCAGTACCGCGTGTCAGCAGCGGAGAACAAGCTGCAACTGCGCGGGGTCAAAGCCAGCGCGATTGTCATGGGGCTGGACGCCGAAAAACGATAGTAAGATCATGCGTAAGACTTTCAAATATGGAACTGCTAGACCAAATGGTGATCGTAAGACCGCTGCGAGACAGAGACGAACTGGTTCGACTAAACGTGGAAGCAAATCGGGACGATCATGTCGCAATTTTGCCGACTCATGTTTTCGAGAAAGCGGGGCAATTGGCGGGGTACGCCAGCGTGGGGGCATTGACCCCAATCAACACATGGTTTCACACTAAACGAATGAAAGCGCGAGACAGTATTGTAGCGATCAGTTCGCTTGAAAACATGGTGCGATGTAACGGCGGTAACGGGTTAATCGTTCCATTATCGGACGAGTCTACGTTTCTGCCGGTGATGCACCGTTTGGGGTTCGCCAACATTGGGCGAGCAAATTTGTTAACGAAAGTTTTTTGATATGGCATGTTCAAGTGACCCCCCAGATTACGGAGCCGCAGCGCGGGAAGCGAACGAATCAGATATTCAGACGCTCCCAGCCCGAAAGAAACTCGACCGCTTGGCGCGGCTAGGTGAGAAGGGCTTGGTTGAGTACAAAGATAAGGACGGAAAATCCCAAGTCGAGAATGTGGATTTTAGCGGCATCGGCGACATCGATCTGTCCCGTGCTAATCTCGATTACTACATCGAATCCGCTGGCAGAATCAGCGAGTCGATGCTGGAACAGTCGGAAGAGTATGGTGTCCGGTTTGTGGAGCAGCGCCGCAAAGAGTTGGAAGCAGCCGATCCGGAGGGGTTTGAGATGCGCCAAGAGATGGGGCGTAAAATCATGGAGGGCGGTGAGAAGCATTTCATGGCAGCAGCGAAAGGGGCTATGCAAGGCACGCGTGGTAGCCAGTCCGCTCGCGGTAATTTGTTCGGCAACGCCCCTAGCATGCAAGAAGCGATGGCTGTCGGTGATGTGGGTTACCGCATGTACCAGCAAGATTTGGCTAACATGGGGTCGTACGGAGCCGGTGTTACCCCCACAGCGCAGTTCGGCGCGTTGAGTGGAGCGCAGCAAGGGGCTAATCCGTTTCAGGGGCAGAACATCATGCAGTCAGGAGTTGGTGCAATGAGCAACCAGCAATTTGGCCAAGCGAGCGGGGGCATCTATAAGCAACAAGCGGAGTTAGCAGCGCAGGGGAGTCCGTGGAGCCAGATCGGCGGCATGGCTGCTGGGCTGGGGCTGACGGCGTTGACTGGCGGTGCTTCGAGCATGGCTGGTGGCGGTGGGTTTGGCAAAGGGGTTGCGAAAATGTTCGGGACAGAACAAGACGGTTAATTAAATGTCAAAAAACTTCACAAGCGGATTACAGATGGGCATGGGGTTGGCGCGTGACGTGCGTTCAGCCAACATAGCGTCGGCAGAGCGTAAAGAGCGAAGCAAGTACCGCGAGACTGCGGAAGCGCGAGCCGAGCGTGACATGGAGTTAAAAGAGAGCAGGGAGGGGCGAGACGTCAGCGCAGAGAAGCGTGCGGTCAATCTCGACAAGTCGCGCATCAAATCTCTGAAGCTGGGGATGAAGCGTGGTAGAAAAGCTGATAAGCGTTCGGGGAGAGAGTTGGAGATAAGAGAGAGCGCGGAGAAGCGTTCGGTTGATGCAGCCGCTATGCAGCGGAAGATAGCCCAGTACAAGTTGGAGAATCTAAAAGACCCGTCCGTGGGTAATTACAGAAGTTACAAAAGATTGCTGGAAGATTATCAAAAAGATATTGTAGCTGTTGAAAAACGGAACGCTGACACAATGGGGCCACTAAACGCAGCAATTGGCGTGGCCGAAAAAACCAAATCCCCCGATCTTCCCAATTTGTTGAAGATGCGCGAAAAGGAGTTGGCCAGATATGAAGATTTTAAACATGGACTAGAGCAGTCGTTCATGGCCGCGAGCAATCGGCCACATGAAGGCAAGTGGAGCATCAGCCCACAATCCAATTTTTATGGCGGGGTCGATTACGGCTTGAAGTTTGAAGGCGGGAGTCAAGCGGAAGCAATGGCGGCCATGAATTCTATTAGAGCAATGGATGGCAATGTCGGTGCGTCAGCCGGAGCAAACCCAGCAAACCAAGCCAAAGCAGTTGATCCAAATGATCCGTTTGACATAAGACCCAAAACGCCGACCGCTCCATGAGCGAAACTATACGCGCCATTCGAGACAAGTATCCCGACGCTTACAAGGACTTGTCGGATGAAGAACTGACGATTGCTGTTGGCGAGAAGTACCCCGTTTATCTGGGTCACGACGCCGAGTTCAAAGAAAATTTCGAGTCGTACAGC